TGTTTTCTTCAATTCCACTAGAATCTATAACAACACTATTAATTGTATTTGCTTGAATTTCATTATTCGTTATAGTACCAGCAAGTATAGCTGCTGCTGTAATTTGATTTGCTCCAATATGTGTATTATCTATCTCTCCTGCAACTATTTGAGCTGCTGTAATACTGTTTGCAGTCATATGACTATTATCAATACTACCTGCTATAATAGCTGCTACACCAATACTGTTTGTTGCTATTTCACTTGTGCCTATAGCCCCTGCTACTATTGCTGTTGATTCTATACTATCTGCAGAAATGTGACTTGAATCTATAGCATCTGCTATAATATTCACTGCACCAATACTATTTGTTGCTATCTCTGAACTTCCGATAGCACCTGCTATTATTGCGGCGCTTCCTATTGAATCTGATTTTATCTGTGCGGTATCTACAGCATTTGCTGCTATCAAGTCTCCTGTGACTGCATCTGATAAAATTTCTGCGGTGTCTACAGAGTTAAGAGCTATTTTAGCATTATTAATTGCATTGTTTGCTATTTGTAAACTTTCTACTGCCCCTGTTATTAGTTGTGCAGTATCTACAGCGTTTTGTGCTATTTTTGTACCTACTACTGCATTGTCTGCTATAATTATACCATTTACACTTCCTGCGGTAATTTGAGTACCAGTTACAGAGTTTCCTGCAAGTATAGTACCATTTACAGAGTTTGCTTTTATTTCTGATGAATCTACAGAGTTTCCTGACAATTCTATACTAGTAATTGCATTGGCTGCTATAGCAACTGCTGCTACTGAGTTAGCTGCTAGTTCTACTGCTGTAATACTATTTGCAGTTACTGTGAATGTTCCTACTGCATCTGATGTAAGTTGAGCCGATGTAATACTATTTGCTGATATAGCTACTGTTCCGATTGAGTTTGCCGCTATCTCTGAGCTACCAATACTATTTGCTTCTATACTTACTGAACCGATTGAGTTTGCTGCTATCTCTGAGCTACCAATAGCATTAGCTGATATTGCCGCTGTTCCTATTGAATTTGCTGAAATATGACTTGAGTCTATAGAACTTGCGGATATTTGTATAGCACCTATTGCATTTGCGGCTATACCTACATTTGTAATTGCATTCGCAGCTATAGTAACTGTTGTTACTGCTCCTTCTCCTAGCTCTCCTTCTACTATTTCTTGTTTGTTTGTAAAAGGTGATAAAGTATAAGTACTTCCGCTTCTATCTATTTGAGCTATTACACTATCACTAGAGCCATCATAATCTTGTGCTTGTTTGAATACTTTTTCTGCTGAATGTGCTTTTGTTGAAGAAGTTGTAATTGTCATAGCAGTATTACTATCTATAAAACCTACGGTAGATATATGTCTATCTGCACCTTCTCCTATAATTACGACATCTCCTGCTTCGAATTGAGTTTCAAAAGTAGTGCTACTACCAATTAATTCTACAGAATTTGCAGGCATTGTTACTGTACCTGTTAGTTCAGTAAAGTCTTCGTTTGCTTGATTTAATCTTTTAAAATATCTAAAATTTAATTTGTTGCCATCAGCATCTGTTGCTGTTGTATCTTGTGAAACTATTATAGGTCTTAAACGGTCAGTGGTACTGTAATCAAACATAAGGAATGCAGTATCTCCGTCTGCCATTCCAGGAAACGATTGAGTAATTGTATTTGAAGCACCATTTGCTATTATTACTGGATCAACTTCTGAAGGTGGTTGAAAAACATAGTCGTTAGATGCAAGAGTAACTGTACCATTAGAGCTATTTATAGACATACTAGTAGTCAAGATACCGCCTCTCATAAGGCTTCCATTCATACCGCCATTTACTTGTTGATCAGTAACTTGTATGTGTTTTCCACTAATTGTTATTCTTCTTTCTACCCAGTCTGATTTATGCCCGGCTGTGTTTACAGTTCTTATTCTTACTTTTCCAATCCTGACAGGAAATGCATTCTCTATTGTGTAGCTACTTTCGTCTCCAGGTATGCTTCTAAGTCTAAGGTTTCCTTTTTGTCCTAAACTTTTAAAACCTAAATTTGTTGCTAATTCATAATGAGATAAGTGTTCGTATATATCATCTAATGCACCGTCTGCATCAATTGCACCGTCTCCTTCAGTAAATGTCGTGCTGTCTGTTCTTTGGCTTTTAGGATGTTCCCATTGTGTTAATACATCAAAAGGTTCTGTTCTACCTACGCCTTCCGCGTCAGGAGTATCTGTTGACTCAGGAACTATTGTAACTACTAAATTTGTTGGTGCTGGTACATCTACAGTAGAATCAGGTACTTCAAAGACTTCTTCTGGCTCTAAAACATATCCTCTATCTATAGTATCAAATTTACCTAATGAATAATCACTTGCATTTATTGAGTAACTCATTTTTTCAGTATCTTCTTTGATAGAAGTAATCATGTAAGTTTTTAAACTACCTTGTAGTTCAGATCCTTGCTCATCTTCTCCTGATATACTAAATATTACTTCTGAATTAGGAGCTTCGCTAAATGCTGAAGATACTGTTACTGAAGTAGTATTGTATGAAGATATTGATTGTGTTTCTACTCTTCCTTCTTCGCTCCAGTTTAATACTACAACATTTCCAGTGTCGTCTTTTACATTTGCAGCTTTTGCCGCAGTATCTATAGACGCTGCACTTTCGTCAAGTAGTACTAAGTCTCCTTGATAGTATGTTGTTGAGTTTATTATTGCAGTAGGCTGTGCTAAATAAGCACCTCCTTTTGGATAAATTAAGTGTAGTTTATAAGCTGCAGTTTGATTTAAGTAAGTAGCTAAATCTCTATCTGTTTTTATTACAGTAGTAGAAGAAGCACTAGTACTTGTAACTCTACCTGCTGTAACTACTCCTTCTCTGTCTCCATCTGCTATATTTATTACATCTCCAGGTCTTAGCATTGCACCATTTAATCCAGTACTAAATGTAGCAATTTCTTGCTCTAGCTTACTTGATAATAAATGAAATTTACCATATCTTATAGCCTGTCCTTTTGATGTACAACCAAATGCAGTTACACTTTTTGTCTTAATTTTTCCATCTCTTGCAATTTGGTCTGTATCTTCTATAACTTCTACTTGTTGTTTGTAATTCTTTTTAGGGTCAATCCAAGTTACTTTTACTTGATTAACTCTAGTTCTATTTGATGACCCTGAGTAAGCAAACTGTCCATCTAACACGTTTGATTTACTAAAAGTGTAAACAGCACCTTTTTGAATCATTGCACCTAAACCTACTTGTCCATTCTGCCATAATAACATAGATCTAATAGTTGATGAAAAATCTTTTAAAACTTTTATTGCGTTATCTTGTTTTGCTATATAAACATTACAAGTAAATCTAGGTTCTAGTCCTCCTTTTCCATCTGGCACTAATTCATCACAATATTTTGCAAGAGCAAATAAAGAATACTTATCTATTTGAGAAAAATCAAAATCTGGGTCAATATATTTTCCTAATCCATATCTTGGGTTAGTAACTAAGTCCATAAAAATCCATACAGGATTACTGGTATATACTGTGTCATAGTTGGCGTGAGTAGGGTCTGTAAATACTTTTTTATCTCCCCTAAAATTACCGTCCCAGTCCACATAAGCACTAGTATCTGCACCTGTTGTTACATTTCTAGTATAAGCTGCTGCTGTTCTTCTTTCGCCTGTGTCTCCTATTTTTTCGCTCATAGGGAAATAGTTACTAGGTACTTTTACTTTTAGTCCATAAACTTCATAAGACCTACCTGGAACACTTGCAAACTCTGCGGCATCTACTATTATTCCACCAATTGCTGTATATGGATATACTAATTTATCTGTTATTAAATTTTCTACAGCAACCACTGTAGATGCAGAAGAAGTTTCCCACTTATCTCTTTTGACTGATGAATCTGGGGATACTCTTTCTATTTTTATTCTGTAATCGTCAAATGGCTGGAATCTTGTAACATCAAATGCATAAATATAATTAAAAGGCTGAGTGCTTCTAGCTTTTACTAAACCACCGTTCGCATTTCCATATTCATAGTAACCACCTCTTTTTGAGTATAAATTAGTGCTACCAGATATACTACTTCTACCAACAACACAACTGGATTCAAAGTTACTACCTCCATCTCTAGAGTATTCAAAGAATATTCTGTTTTCTGAACCTGTCTCTCTTTTTGCACCATTTTCTTTTTGAACTATAAGTGATGAAAATTTTACAGTTACTTTTACTGTGTCTACTTCTCCTGGATTATCAACTCCCATCTGACTTGCAGTTACTATAACAGGACTTCCTGTTGGTGTTGGTGTTGCGCCATCTATAGTATGACTTAAAGCACTTAAACTTGGATATCCTGTACTGGGTACTTGTTTTAGCTCTCCACTTTGTACTTTGTAAGATATACCAGCGCTACCCACTCCTGCGGGGGTAGGTATATAAGTTTGTCCTTCTTCTTCTGAACCATGTCCGTTTCTAAAAGCCCATCCAAAATTATCATATTTGGCGGAAGGAACTACATTTGTAGTATCTGTTGGAGTAGACATAACTACTCTACCATTACTTGTACTATTTCCAGAAGGAGAAGCTACTGTAACAGTATTATTTCCTGTGTTTATTGCACTGATTGTTTTTATAAGGTCTAATGTCATTGTAGCATTAGTAGTGTTTGAACTTGGAGCATACGCTACTTCTACTGCTGAAGTATTTATAAATCTTGTAATATGAGAAGCAAAATCTGCTCCATCTAATCCAGCACCTTCTATTCTAACCATTGGCTTTAAATTACCAGGCTCAGCTAGATCACTAGACGTAAATACTATGTTTGTTCCAATAATTGTTGTGTTTCCTGATACAGTGTTGGCAGTACCATTCTTAGCGGCGCCTTGAATTAATATTTTTCTAGTACCGTGTGATAGTTTTGAGTTCTTCATGAATCCAGGACTATTATGGTCTGTAATTACTCCAGATGTAGAGTTATAGCTAGCATTTCCAGAGTATGAAATACCTTTAGCTGTATATGCTCCTAAGGAGTATGCTCTATCTCCATTTAATTTTATACTAGCGCCTTGATACTTTAAGCCTTCTATAGGACCTTCTGATATTGCATCAAATACTACAGCAGATTGATTTTTTGTTTCTCCCGATAAGTTTGTATACTGTCCAGTTCTAGTGTCCATGGCTGCTGCCGCAGATGTTGCTGCTTCTCTTGCTCTTGCGGCGTCTTCTGCTGTTTTCTTTGCATAACTCATTTTTAGTATTCCTCGTGTGGTTGATAATCTGTATTAGCTGCTTCAGACTCTGATTCACCATAATCATATCCTGTACTGTCATCTGCGGAAGAGTAAGTGCTGGATGATGATGATGAACCTGAAGCAAACGAATATCCATAAGCAGATTTTAATGTTGATTTTGTAAAAGCAAAGTTTATAACTGCTCCACCTGCATCTACTTCCCCATACGCTAGAGGTATAGGTACTCCTGGTTTAGTAGTGTTTACAGGGCCGTTGAATAAACTAGATTTTTCTCCATCAGCATTACCATCGGGGTCGCCCATCATAAGTTCTAATAATCCTTGTGTTGCCAAACTTGCACCTAAATATCCTAACCCTACAGCTACATGTTGGAAAAAACCTGCTGCTGCTTCTCCAGCCTTTGGGCCAAACTTAATACTTACTACTATCAGAATAATAGCTACTATTATTTTCTTAATTGCGTCTTTTATAGAACCTGCAGGTAGTGGTGTGATTATGTAAGTATCTTCATCAAACTCTTGGTCAGCCATATCATTCATATCTAAATACAAGTTTTCATTTTTAGCATACTCTCTTACTTCACTGCCTTTTTGTACAGTAAAATGTATGCCTTGGTCTTGGCATTCCATTATGTAACGTCTTAATCCACCTTTCATTGAGTCGATAGCAAGCATACCCTCCTGGATAGTCTTCACGCTTAATCTATGCTTCTCTCCGAAAAGTTTAGCTAATTGTCCTTTGAATAATAAAGTTTTCATGTAGTTGGTTCCAAAATATAGTGTTCTTTGTCTGGATATGATACGATTAAATATGGTATACCTAACGCATTACAATTATCTATATCATGCTGACTTGGGTGACAATCTTCTTCGTAGTGACTATGGACTACATATAATATTTTTGAAATTGCTTGATATGTTGCGAAAGCTAATCCGTCCATTTTAAAGTCATCTTTAAATTCAGAAATATTTTCCATGCGAATATATCGTTTGTCGTTACCATCTTGTATAACAAGTCCACAACACTCACGCGGGGCTTCTTGTTCTGCATGATTAAATATTGAATCAAACATTAATTAAATCTCCTTGCTGCTGGGAACCCTCCAAAAGGGTAAGTTTTATTGTTATTAATTGAAGTAGAATTAGTTGAGTTGTCTCCAGATATTTTACTTGCTGCAAATCTCATTTTACATCCTATAGTTGTTTTACTACAAGAGTCTCCTTTTTCCCAAAAATCATTTGTATCGCTAGGAGTTTCGTCTTTGCTTGGTTTTACTGCTTTCCATAATTCTACTTTGCCGTTGTTTTCATGTCCACTAGTAGCGTTTGTAAATCTTACATAACTATTATGTCTATCATCACTATATACATGATAATCTAGAGAGTTATTATAATCAGAGTATATTCGTATTCTATTAAAGTTTACATTTGTGTCGTTAGGAGTTCCTGGATTAGAACTGCTTGTAGTTGCCTGCCAATAATTATTTACAGTTACACTACTTGATGTTCCATCAGGATTACTCCTTGCTAATACTTGCGTTGTTTTATAATAAGTGTTTTTATTAATAGCACCAGAAGAATATGTAGTAAAAGTAACTCCTGAATCTATTACGTATTCATCGTCCATATTTACATAAGCAACATGGTTTGCGCTTCCCGCAGGTTTACTCTCGACATCCCAAACACACCCAGACTGCGCTCTTTTATATGCTGGTAAATGTCTGGAAGCCCCTTGATATTTAAAAGAACATCTATTTGCATGAACAACTCTAGCTGGTATCTTCACATTCTCTAAATCAAATGGTGATACAAGCTCTAATTCTATAGAAAATCTTGTTCTTGTTTTTATTCTGTCTACATAAAATACTTGTCTAGGAAATTCTACAGGTGGAGTAACACTATTTCCTGTGCCATCGTCTAAGTACTTTGCTAATGTAGTTCTACGTACTACTTTTAATCCTAGCAATGTTTGATAATCAAAATTACCTACAGCATTACTTAAAGTATTAGTAACATTTGCCATTACTATAGTAGGTCTTGGTATAGCGCCATCATTTTTTGATTCAAACCCATCTGCTTGAACAGGCATAGGTACATATGTTCTAATAGTGCCGTTTGAATCATAATCTCTCATCTTAACACTTGATAAATCATTTTCTATTTGATTTGTAAAATAGAAAAAGTTACCTTTAGTAACTTCTAATTCAAACAGGTGCACTATAGCATCTGTTATTTCTAATTTTTGTAAATCTTCTACTATCGGTTTGTCTGCCATTATGCCTCGTATACTCTTTTAAGTGTTGCTGTTAAACTGTAGTAATCATCATAATTGTAAGTTACACTCCAATTACTGCATACTACTTTGATTGTTTTTTCATTTCCTGACTCATTTGAATCAGCGTAAGTAAAATTAAATTTTGTTATTCCTGCCTTTGTTTCAAAAAATGCTTCTATATCATCTATTTCATCTTTTGGTCTAGTTGCAAAATTCACAGAAATTTCTTCTGTCATAGGATTCAGTCCTCTAGAAGCTCTTTGTTGATAGCCATCTCCGAATGATACTTCATATACTTGAGGATTTCTTTTTACACTAAAGCCTTTATCGGGATTTACAACTCCCAGTGTTCCTCCTACATCAAATCCTAATGCCATATTATGCTCCTAAAAGTCCGCCTTGTCTTTGTTCTTTTTCTAGTACTTGGTAAACAGCTTGATTAATTGCTACACCAAGTGCTTTTGCTTCTTCTCTATCTGATACTGTTTCTGTAGTACCTTCTGCCATGTTTACGTTGATAGACACATTATTAGTTCCACCAGCGCCTGCGCCCATATCTACAGGTATACTTCTTCCATTTGGTAGTGGTACTACTGCTTCTCTACCGTGTAGTACTGCAGGATATCCTGCTGTAGGACCGCTTGCCACACCACCATCTGAGTAAGAACGTCCATGTTTTGACATAATGCCACCTTGTCTTGCTCCTCCTCCAATAAACGCTGAGAACATTGCACCAAGCCCTTTACCTTTTTGTTCCATCATTAAATTGACTCTTTGCATGAGTGCATTTGCCATTTGTAGTTTTGCAACAACAGTCATAACTTTAGCAGTGGCTTCGTCTTTTCCTGCTACTCCTGCTAATAAGCCAATAGTTCCGCCAAATTGGTTTAAATTTTCGGAGAATTCATCTCCAAATAAACCTTTAACTTCTTTAGCTGTTCCATCATCGCCGTTGCCTACTTTTCCATAATCGTCATCAAATAATGTATCGCCATCAGTCAGTTTATTATAACTACCATCATCTATTTTATCTACTCTTTGTTGATTTACGTTTTGCAACTGATTTATTTCTTCGCCTTTTACTCCTATAGTTGTATTTAATCCGTCAATTTCTTTATCTAAATTATCTATTTCTTTTTGGACTGAAATAACACTAGTTACTAAACTTTTTGAAAAATCATCTTCAAATTTATCTACTTTCTTTTGTAAGTACCCTGATTGTCCTTCTAAAAATGTTTTGTTGGTAGTTAATACTTCATTAATGGTTTTGTTACCATTGTAGTTTATTCCATTGTGGCTAAATAATTTAGTATTTCCGCTTTCTCCACTATTTACTCTTGCTTGTAATTCTGCTGTACTTCTATTAACTCTTTCTATTGATGCTAAGTGGGATCTTATTGCATCTGCTGTCCTATCCTTAGCATTATCAATTGCATATTCTGTTAGTTCTTTTTGTCCTGCGTCTGATTTGATAAATGCAGGTATTTTGTCTTTATGGTCTTTTCTTTTTAGAATATCCATTTTGGCAGTTTTCTTACTTCTTAAGTCTTGTGCTATTGAAACCTCTTTTTTTGCTACTCCTATTTGTGCATTATTCTGTCTTATCTGTAGTTGTTCTAAAGCACCTGTCATACCATTAGCAACTCTAGCTATTGCGTATGAATGTTCTAATCCCCCTTCTACAATTTTTTCTTTTACTAGATTGGCATGATATGTTCCTGCTTTATTTATTTCTTCCGCCACATCTTTTGGTTTCAAAAAGTCTGGTATTACATCATCTAAAAATTGTTTTGCTACTGCGTCTCCGATTGCATTTGATAAAGTATTTTTTAAGTTTTCACCTAATTTATCAAAAGCGCCATCTTCTCCTCTTATAGCAGCACCAATCCCTTTACCAAAATCAGTATATAAATCAGTAAATATTTTATTATAGGTACTAAAGAAATTATCTGCCATCAATCCTGCCATAGTTACTTGCATTTTTTGTACTTCTAAAGTTTCTTTTGCAAGTTCTAGTTGTTGTTGTAGACCTCTTAAAACTACTGAATCTTTGTCTAATTTTGCTGATTGTATTTTTAATTGTAATTCATCTATAGCATGTTCTTGTTTTTTTAATTTTAAAAGTTCTTTTGCATGTTTAAGCTGTTCTGCATTGCTTCCTGCTCCTCCTAGAGCAATGGTTATTGCTTCTTTCTTCATTTTAAGGTCTAGCATTTGTAATGCAATTGTTCTTTCTTGTATTTTTGTGTAATATTCTAAGTTTGCACTTGCTAATTCAAAGCCTTCTTTACCTTCTTTGCCTACTTCTTTATATGCTTTTGCTTGTGACTGTAATAGTGTCAAAAGATTCTGATAAGGAACTTTAGGTAAACTCTGAACAAGTCTATTTTGCTCTTTTATTAGCTCACCTTCCACTTCCCGTAATTGTTTTACTGCAGCTCCTTGAGTATTTATTGCTGTAGTTAATTTTTCTAGCTCTTCTACTTGGCCTTTTGTTAAAGTTTTTGTATATCTAAGGCTATCTGCAAATTCTTGAAATCTACTGTCTAATCGTCCTAAATTATCAAAGGTTTTAAGTAATTCAGCACCCATTTCGTCGAATTTATCGGGGTCTAAAGATTTGTTATTTTCTAATAATTGAAAATTTGATACTACTTTATCTATACTAGCACTAGATACTGCTTCTGATAAATGTTGTATTCTTTCTAGTGCATCTTCTAATAAACCTCTTTGTACTACATCACCCATTTTTTGTAATTCTTTGTTTAGAGTTTCTAAAGAGCTTGTAGATTCATCTATTCTTTTATTAAAGTCGTCAACGTCACCTTGGTCAGGCCCAAAAAACTTATTATAAGCTGCTTTACCTGCTTGAAATATTAGGATTGCAATACCTACATAGGATAGAAAACTCATTATACCTGTTAGAGCCATAGTTACAGTTCTTGTTGCTGTAGCCATCGCACCCATAGCTCTTTGCCAGTGTATTTGCATTTGAGTAGTTCTTGTCATTACACTGTTTTTTACACCTTCAAAACTTAATATAATTTTTTGTTGAGCAACACTAGTTTTTCCTTGCATATCAGTAAGCATTGCGGTATACTTTGCTTTCATCTGTTCAGTCATTCCAGAAAATGCGCCCACACCTCTAGTTACTTGAGATTTGATAACACCGATTTGCTTATTTGTAAGTGCTTGTCCTGTCTTTAAGGCTTCTCCACTAGCCCCTCCTAATTTACTCGTATCTAATCCATCTTTACCCATTCTTTTCATAAATTTTTCTTGGGCTATAGGAGTTTTTGCTAGTTTTGCTCTTGCTGCTTGTAATGATTCTGTTTTTGTTCTTAATCGGTCTAATTGCTCTTGATGTGCTTGTGTTTGTTTAGCTTGTGTTATCAATAAGTCTTGGTGAGAAGGAATCACAGAAGATATAATTGTAGTAGCAAAAAGACCCATTGCAATGGCTGCTGCTGTAATATTGTTAGTAAAGAAGTCCGCCACTGGTTCTACTAGCATAGATATAAATGGTCTTATACTATCGATAGTTTTCTCAAAAGCAACTCCTAACTGTGCGATAGAGTTAGCTTGTGGTTCCATAATAGCATTGATTTTACCAAACTTTCTCTCTGCTTGGTCAAGTACTTCATTTACTACTGCTTGTGATTTTTGATAGATTGATAACTGGTTCTTATTTAAACCGAGAGACGCTGCATATTTTGTCGTTGCCTCTTCTAGTCTTAATACGATACCGAGTTCGTCTAATA